TGATGAATGCTGCAAATGGGGAGATATCCATCATATTTGGTTTAAGTACCTGATGGAAAATCATAGGGTGGTGTTGCGGACGGTATTCGATCTCCAGTTGCAGTTAAATAACCTGTCTGATTTTCATAAAACTGAACGGGTAAAAAGGTAAACTGATTTGCGCCCATAATACTATTATAATATAATATTATTATGAATAATAAATATAATATAAATACAATCAAGATGGAAAAAATGAAAATTATTCGCACTTTTGAGGATGCTTTTACCATTGGAAAAGAGTGTTTAACTGAAATTAATAACATGAAACCACGTCCCCGTTTGTTGGACGATTATTCCCTTCCATTAAATATTGACGACGGTCCATGGGCAATGACTGAAGACGCACTATATCAAACATTATCTTATATTATGAATTTTTTAAACCACTCGTGCTACATGTTGTGTGTACGTGGAGAAAAACACGAACTGTTTAAATTAGAAACTCAAACCATGTCTCCATTTTTTCAAGACATATTGGAACGAGAGGTGCGCCGAAAACACGATTTAAAAATTACGGGTCAGTTGATGGATGAAAATGGGCATTTAAAAAAAATGCGCATCATGCAGTGCATAATAAAAGAGTTTGCGGAAACATCGGGAACTTCCAAAGAATACCAAGAGTTGTTGGAGAAGATGCGTCTGCCCGATGGTGTGTATATTCTCAATTTAACGGATGCGGTTATTTTGCGAAAAAATGGGTTAATTCCGTGGAAGTTGAATAAAAACGTGGAACTCCCCAAAGAATATAAATTCGATAAATTTATCCCCGTACTGAGTATTTCTGGCGAAGTGGGGTATTGGGACATTCCTATTCCTAATTACGACGACGTACAATATATATTAGAATCACATCATGCAGACCCACAGTATGAAATGAATTGGTCCAAGAAAAAACCAAAAGCAGTATTTCGAGGCGGACCTACGGGTTGCGGAGTATCAGAAAATACTAATATGCGCATTAAATTGGCGAAAATGGGAAAGGAACCAAAATACGCATCGTGGTTAGATGTGGGTATTGTAGTGAAAAACCCAAAGGCAACGAGCATTGATTCGGACGCCATTCGATACGATCCAAATGTTGGTCTAGCGTACATGAATACATATATTAAACCAGTTGCACGCATGACCATGAGCGACCAAAGCAAATTCAAATATATTATCCACATTGACGGAAACGTACATGCATATCGTTTGCTGAATACCATGCGTACCGGTTCTCTTATTTTACGTGTAAAAAGTGAATATATATCGTGGATCGATCATTTGTTGGACCAAGAACATGGGCGTGGAAACCAAACGTACATTTCGGTAAAATCCGATTTGTCGGATTTAATCAACAAAATTGAATATTGTGAAAAACATTCCGAAGAATGTCGTTTGATTGCGGAACGCGCGACACAATTTGCGGAAAAAGTGATGACGCCGTCTTTTGTCATTAACGCGTTTGAATCTGTTGTATGGAAATTAAATGAAATAATCAGTTCATTACTATTTAACACACCAGCATCTCTGACGCTAGCAGAACAAAGACAAAACCAGAGGTTTGCGATAGTGGGAAAAGAAGGGGAACCTAAAGAGTATTTCGTACAAAACAAAGAGGATGAAAAATGGCGTTCCGATCCAATTATCCAATCCATCATAAATATGAACGTTCGAAACTCGGATGATATTTTGTGTGTATTGCAAGATATGTGTTTTGCAAATTCTTTCAATAATGCGAAAAATAAAAAAGTATCATTGAAAGATGAACCAAGCCAATGTATATCGGAAGAAATGGCATTAAACAATATTTCAACCAATTTATTGGAACAATTTTATAATAATTTTGATAACGCGTATTTTTTATCCAAAGAGGAACTGGACGTTTCTATTGAAAAAGAAGAGCAATATAGCAAATACATATACCCAGTTTTAGAATACATACAAAGTGCAGAAAAACTTGTATATAATAATTTCAAATATAAAATTGGAAAAACGGCGGTTGTAATAAACCTTCCAATTTCCCCTATTCAAGATATGGTTAATTTAATTTTGTCCGATACAGATGAAAGTCGAAAAAGACGATTGTTGATAAATCTGGTGGATAGTAAAAAATATGTATATCAGGGAATAACCACACAAGATAGCCTAATTTACGGAGGAAAAGAAAGCGAGTGGTGGTATTATTGCGTACAAACACACGTTCAATTAATCCCCACATTTATGTATATTTTAGCAACCGCATCCATTCAGCCAGATGCAAACGAATATGATAGGATTCGTTCTAATTTGTTAAAAGAAATCGGTCAAGTAACAGATGACGGCATTTACGACAAACATACAGGAATATTAATTGAAAATATTCCTTTTGATACCGAAGAGGGGTTTGACGACAGTGGGTTTAAAACGGTTACTCGAAGCATATTAGAACCCGACAAAGAAAAGAGCGACGAACCGCGCAAAACCAGCGAAAGAAAATATGCAATGCTTGTTGGCGAAGAGTTGGATAATTTTTCTGTAAATGCAGACTTGTTAATTTCTTCGAACCGCGAGGAATTAGATGCCCCCACAATAAGTGGAAATAAATTATTCGATTGGATAAATAGCCAAACATTTCAATTGCAATTATCCGCGTCTATTATAAATTCGTTTATGGAATTCTTGCAAATTGCAAATGAAAATGCAGATACGTCGGTAGACGAACATAAAAATAAACGCCTGTATTTTTACAGCGTGATTGCAATTTATGTTTTTATTACAGAAAAAATGTTGTCTAAACGCACTATTGTTAAAAAAATCACGGATTCCGAACATAGTAGTAAAATCAAAGAGGAAAATAAATACAAGGGTGGAGACATTACAAAATTTATAAACAAATATATTGCACAAGTAGTGCATCATAGTATACAATCGGAAGACAATAAAATAGACCCCAATTTTTTCACCAAAGGAACCGTCAAAGAAATAGAGGAATTCATCGGCAATAATAAACAAGAAACCAAAATAAATCAATATATAGAAGAAAGCAAAATCGCTCCAATAATAGAACACGAATTATCCGCACAATACACAAAAATATCACAATCGGTTATTCCACAGACGGTTTGGGAACATTTTTTACCAATTCAAAATCCACAACTTTTGCTAAGTATTACTGCGTGTAATGAATTATCTAAATTAGAACGGGGCAAAAATAATACCAACAACAACACATATTGGTTTGGCAAAATAATATTTTTGTCCTTTTGTATACAGCGACTTATTCAAGAAATTTTAAACACAGAAAATATTAATTATTACAAACAGTTAACGTGTTGTTTCGAACAAGTAGAAATTCATAAATATTCTATGTTTGGTACTACGTTGGAGTATTTTAATGAAAAAAGCCCCAATCATGACAATTTATCTCGTTACAACAATTTTATAAAAAATATTGATATTAAACTGCTTCAAGTTCGGTCCATAAGCCAAAGTGTATTATTCAACGTGGATACAAAAATTCAGTATCCTCAATTATCAACCTCATTGAATGATGTTGTAATCAAAGAAGGCTTGGAATATTTATCTTCTCGTGTTTCGCCAGATGTAGTAGAAAAAACGGGTTCGGCACAAATTGAAAAAATACAATTTATGCAAGAATATAAGGAATATTCGACACACACACTACACAATCCCCCTGAATTTTTAGACGAACACCTTCCAAATTATCGGCTTATTCATATATTGTTGGAAGATACAACCAATGCAAAAGATAGGCAAATTGGAGAATTACTAAAGATAGTGTATGAGACACAAAATAAAGACATTCAAAACGACCCAAACCAAGAACAAAAAGAAGATACAACAAAAATGCAAGAAATAATCCATATAATTGATAAAATTGTAGACAATAGTAAGCATAATGTGGATTTTGATATATTTGTTATTCCTGGAAACGACGAAAAAATAGATATGAATAATATTTATACCATGTTTGCTTTTTGCAGAAACTACATTTTGTTAATTTGCAATGTTTTTCCAATGATTTTTACTAATGCAACCCCCCCTTTATTAATAAAAAACATAGAACAAACCGTCAGTAAAAATAAAAATAGCAGTTGGTTTGGATTTGCATCTAGTCATATCGACACACTAAATGATAAAATAAATAAAAAGTATGCCGAGGTTTATAAATTCTTTGAAACGACAAACTTAATGAAACCCAGTACAAAAAAAATAGTGAATAGATATTTACACAACATTATGACTAAAACAAAGCGAATCGCACAATTGTCCGCCACCACGTATAGTGCAAATACGTCCAAGGGATTTTTAAACATTACTTTGAAACTTTTTCAATATTATATATCTTCCGTATTTGAAATATACGATGCAGAAATTCAACATACTTTGGAAGAATCAAAAAACGAGGCGAAAGATGTAGAGGAGGAGGAGGAGGAAGAGGAGGAGGAAGAACTGAACGTAAATGAAAAAGAACGAGAAAATAAAAAGGCATTAAAAAATGCAAATAAATTATTATTATCCTTTTTTATTGGTTATTTTAAAACAACTGCAACTACAGACGTAATAAATAGCACATATCAAAAAATATCGGATATTGCTTTTAAACATAGAGAAGATGAAAAAAATAAGTTTCGTGCTCGGTTAGAAAAAATGGAAAAGATTGAATTAGACATGTACGAGGCAAACCGAACCATCGGGGCAGGCGAATACAATATTACTAATTATAAAGGGTTAAAAACATACAACCCTGAGTTTTATGAAAAAACCAAGGGAATGCGTGATGCGTTGGAAGCGACCCAAGGAGAAGAACCAGAAGCATATAATGCGTTTGACGAAGACCAAGAGGCATACGAAATGGCAACTGGAAACCGAGACGAAGACGACGATTATGATAATGTGTTGGATGATAATTAATAATTATTTAACAAATGACACAAAATGGATTCGAGGTCAAATATTTTAAATTGATTCACAATTTGGGTGAAAAACAGATATTCAAACATTCCAACAAAAAGAATAAAATAAAAACTGCGAATAATTTCTGCAATAAATTTGGAGTGGTTCCAATAATAATTTAAACATTTAACATTATTTTTATTTGTTAGTTCATTCGATGGGGGAATAAAATTTTCAATATTCCATTCTTCTATTTCCATATTTTCATTATCATTCAATTCAATCGAAGAAAATGAACTGTTACTGGATCCCCCACGAACAACAGACATAACATTATGAGTGACATCGGGCAGAGTGACAACGGGCAGAGTGACAACGGGCAGAGTGACAACGGGCAGAGTGACATCGGGTGGAATAATAATGAGGGGAAAAGTATTGGCAATTACTATTTTTTTATTTTCTGATTTTAAATAAACAATGTAAATATCGTAGCAAAACAATAACAATAAACAAACGTGGATAAACACAATGTAATAATAACAGTAGAAAAAAAGGGGACGATTTGCTTGAATAATTTGTTGGATGTCCTTTTTGCAGTGTTGCGATTGATAAAATTCGGTTGGCTGAAAAGTTATATTATACTTGGTGATAAATAATTGGTCGTCCAAATTTAAATCAAATAATCCAATTATTATTTGTTGTTCGTATGGCAAAATATAATAAATATAAAAAAGAACTTCAAACAAAGTAATGAAATAAAAATGTATACCATAAAATAAAATGGCGGAATAATAATTTCCTTTCATTATCTATTTTGCTATATATAAACCATATAAAAATATTTATATATGATTTGACAAATTATTGTCTAAAAAAGAAATACGTGGTTTCGCACATGGATGTTTAGACAAATCCCCAGTGTTCAAACCGGTCCAAATGGCGAGGATGAAATCGATTTTTGATCAAGTCTTTTTTAAAAATACCACAACGTTCCGCGATGGCTTGGTAATCATAGGCAAAGATGGCTGGGTTGGCAGATAATAAAACCCAACTAATTTCATGAGGATACTTTTCCAAGAGATGTATCGCGTTTGGATTCAAAGATAAGTTATTCCAATAAATTTTATCCATATTATTTTCCAACAAATGTATCGCATTTGGATTTTTAGATAAGATACCCCAATTAATTTTATTTGGATTCTTTTCCAAGAGGGATATTGCGTTTGGATTGGTAGATAAATTCCACCAATCAATTTTATCCAGATTCTTTTCCAAGAGGGATATTGCGTTTGGATTGGTAGATAAATTCCACCAATCAATTTTATCCAGATTCTTTTCCAAGAGATGTATCGCATTTGGATTATAAGATAATTGGTCCCAATGAATTTGTTCTGGATGCTTTTCCAACAAATGTATTGCGTTTGGATTTTTAGATAACCAACCCCAATGAATTTTATCAGGATTCTTTTCCAACAAATGTATTGCGTTTGGATTGATAGACAAGTGAACCCATTTAATTTTATCTATATTTCTTTCCAAGAGAGGTATCGCGTTTGGATTCATAGACAACTCACCCCAATCAATCCGATGAATTTTTTCGGGGTGCTTTTCCAAGAGATGTATCGCGTTTGGATTTTTAGATAACCAAAACCAATCAATTTTATCTGGCGACACCCAGTCTCGCAGTTTCATCATTTTGTTCTGAATAATCGTCCATTAATAAAGTAATCATTTTTTTATAAATTATAAAAAAACAAAAAATGCTTGCTTGTAAATTATTGTCTTTTTAATTACCGTTGCGTATTATTTTTATTTTCTACAACTTTGTCACTGTTTGCGGATGCTTGTTGTGTCTTTGACAATTCCGTTTGATAATCCAATTTTTCATAAAACTCCCGAACCAATCCATTCACACGAATTTTGCTAGGGTCAAAGGCAGATAAAAACAACCCGTCTAAACTTCTAACTCGTGACAAGGCAACATATGTTTGTCCGCACTCAAATATTCCACTACCTGCATCTATTTCCGCCATATCTAAAGTACGTCCCTGTGATTTGTGTATTGTGATCGCCCATGCGTGAATAAGCGGTATCTGTGTCACCCCAATCCCTGGAATATTTTCACTCGGCCAAACATGATAGTCCATTGTCATTTCATAATTATTATGATTAAACAAGACAACTGGCAACGAAGCATTATTAGTTCCTTCCATTTTATTTGTAAACCGAACTACTACTCCTTGACTACCATTACATATTAAATCTCCATTACTAAGTTTAATATTTACCAAACACATCACTTGCGCACCCACTTTTAAATTCAATACCGGAACACAAAGCAAATTTTTCTGTAAATACAACAATTCTTTATCCATTTGCTCCCTGTTAAACGGCATTTGCAATATCCGTTCTGCAGGCGACATTTCTAAATCATATCGTTTTTTAATCGAAAATTGTATATTTTCCGTTTGTAAATTACTCATTTCAGAATCATTCACAATATTAGCCGTATTACGAGTTGGGTACAGTTTAGTTGGTTTAAAAGATGATGGTATTTCTTTTCCGATTTGTTCCATCAGTATTTCATAACTGGACTGTTTTAAAATGCCCTTTCGTATTTGGTTAAGAATTTTTTGATACACCAAGTCTGTTTGTCGATAATTCTTAATTAGCGTAATGTGGTTTTTCCAAGGAAAAGCTTGCATCCAAATTGGACTTTGAAAACAAAATTTGGATGCACTACTGTTGTTGTCTTCTAATATTGTTTCTGTATCTGTGTTTTTTGAAATTGGAGGCAACTGGTAAAAATCCCCCGTAAATAATAATTGAATTCCGCCAAAAATACAATGATTGCGTCGAACGTATTTACCAATCGCATCCAGGGTATCAAATACTTTTTGCGACATCATACTTACTTCATCAATTACTAGAATGTCTACTGTTTTCCACATTGATTTGGCATGCCGATTGCGAGAAATGCGTGTTATGATTTTTTCAATGGAGTCGGTACATAACCCAATTCCCGCCCACGAATGTATTGTTTTTGCTTTACATTCCAACATGAGTGCCGCACACCCAGTTAGCGCACATACTTGAATATCTTTTCGTTTTCGTATCGATTCATCTTGAATAAAACGAATAAAGGCAGATTTTCCCGTCCCGCCTGGACCGGTTAAAAACATATTTTCTCCAGAATTAAATATATCATACGCGATTTGCTGCTCTTCCGAAAATTGCATAGACTATCATATAAATAAGATAATAACCTTTCATATCATTTTTTATAAAAATGATTTAAATCTATTTGATTATATCTAAGCAATAGATTCGTCAATGAATTTTATATGCCCTATAAATAAAATAGAAAATAAA